CTCCTTATTGTTAGAGGTATATGAAAGATAGACATTATGCAGATAAATTAGAAGACGCATACAACAACGGATTACCCAAAGAAGAACAGATTCACCCACAATATGATGTGGACACACCACACTTCTCAGATGTAGATGGAGAGTGGTTACTTGCCTCAATACACGAATGGTTTCTACTTAATTACACATTAGGTAGATTACAATGGCAAGAATTGATAAGAGATGTTTACAATAGACAACCCCAACAATAAGGAGGAAATATGTATTGGGAAATGTATTATGACGGAACAGGCCACTACTTCAGAACAACGAAGGGTGGCACTTGGCGACCTTTGGAGGAGAATACCGCAGAGGTCATGGTAGAACCAGAGTACACGAAAGAGTTATTAGCTCTTCAAGACCTTTGGTATGAGAAGTATGGAGTTGATGTAGAACCATCAACCATACTAAGTATGTTAGAAGATGCAGAGAATGTTAGTGTGCGTTATGAAGTAGGGGAGGACTTTTGATAGATGTTTTTAAAGATTTAGGTATTGACATTGCAACAATAAACAAGGAGCCATCATACAAGTGGATTAACATCACAGGCTCTGTCAAGTCAGGTAAGACAGAGTTTTGTGTGAACTTATCCAAGGAACTTAGAACTGTGTATTTTGACTTTGAGAAAGGTTCTAAGGCGTATGTAGGAAGTTTCATCGATGTAGATAATTTACCAGACTTAAGAAGTAAGATGGTAAGGGTTCTCGAGAACATTGAGGCAATTAACCCTGATGTTATTGTTCTTGACCCTATCGATAAGTTGGCAAATATGATCTCAAAATGGTATTGTCAAGATAAAGGTATTGAGGACTTATCTGAAATGCCTTATGGTAGTGGTTGGAGTGGGACAAGAGACATTCTGTTTAATTTCATAAACACTTGTTTTAAGATTGCTCCATTATTAATCACGGTAACTCACCTGAAGTTAGCTTCAAGTGATGTTACAACTAAGAATGTAACTTACCTGGATATGGATTTACCGGGTAAAACAAAACGAATGGTACATGATACAGCTGATGCACACTGTATCTTTAAACCAGAAAAAGATGATGACGGTAAGCATTATCTTGGCGTATCATTCGATGCAAGTTCCACCAGTAGCTTTGGCTTTGGTGGTAGTAGAGTAAAGGACTTCTATAATATCAAAACTGCAGATGACCTTATGAAACAAGTATTAAAGAAGTTTGATGTGGCTAAGTAACGGTAAACGAGACTGGCAAGAAGCATTACACACATTTTTAAAAACAAGGAGGCCATGTATGGCTATAGGAACAAAAGTTGCAGAAGCGGTAAAGGGATGGACAGTAGGTAAATTAGTAGGTTTCAGTGAAAGCAAGACAGGTGAATACCTGATTGCAAAGTTTAGACTACAAAATGGAGACTTCTGCTCCATGGTGTATAACAACCCAATTAAATTAAAAGATATTAACAACTTAGTATCTGCTATGGGCTTAGAAACATATACAGAAGCAGCAGATATTATCTTACCAGAGAAAGATGACCCAGATATGATGGGTATGGATGTAGATATTCAGATTAATGTAAAAGAAAAAGGTGACTTTCTAAACGCTACAGCATTCAAGCCATCAGGGCAAGCTTTTAACGGCCAGTTCTAATGACAAAACATTACTTGTATGCTTCGACGGTCTCGTCAAGACGACAAGTAAGAAATGCTGATGATATAAGTCCAGTAGAAAGAGAGGCGTATTCGTCTCTCTTCTGCTTCGGACCAGAAATGAATGAGTATTACTTGTCTGAAAAGACGGTAGGTGGATACAATGGTAAGGTTTATGGTAATTATTTTGTACTCGATATAGATGACTCGGATGTAGATGGCTTAACAATCCGAATGAAACGCTTCTTTGAGTATATGAAAGACAAAACCTATTATGTATTCTTTTCTGGCAATAAGGGTTATCATATTTATATCCCAAAGGAATATGTAGAGTATCCCGTGGAGTTAGAAAGTAAATGGAATGTAGCTTGTCACCTGTTTGCTCAGAATATGAAGATATTATTTCCAGAATTCAAGGATAATATTGACTTGGCTGTGTATGATAAGGTTAGGCTATTTCGCTTACCCTTCTCTATACACCCCAAATCGGGCCGTAAGAAGCAGTTAGTTAAATGGATGAAGTTAGATGAGGAAAACCCAACTCAAAGCTTCATATCGCCTATATTCAGGCAAGAGGATGTACTTGAAGCTATTCTCATAGGTAAAGCTTATCCGCATATCACACAAAAGATAGCATCAATCAAAGCTGGTGATATACCTAAACATAAAGAAATCAACATGCAGTCAGGTTCCATCAAAACCTATGTTGAGTATCCTTATGGAGAGAAACTCTGTATTTATAAGATGCTAAACACCTACGATCTTTCGGGTATGAGACATAAAGCAGCTCTAAGGCTACAATCTTACTGGAAGGAAAAAGGGTATAGTATCGAGTTTGTGTGGAGTATGTTGAAAGTTTGGAGTGAAAGACTTACAAATCCATTAGCAGAAGACGAACTTAGGAATATCATTAAGTTTTTTGAACGAGGTTATGTGTTTACATGTAACGATGATATCAAAAAGCATTTCTGTATTCCATCTTGCCATATGTTTAAGTCGAAGGATGTAGCTACAGAACACATATTCATGGGTAATGATTATCTAAACAGATACATTGAGGATATGACATCAAGTCAGGATAATTATATCTTTATGAATAAAGCTTATCCAGAATGGGGCTTACCAGCTATTAAGCCAGGCCATGTTGTTGTGTTGGCAGGTGGTCCAGGTAGTGGTAAGACTACATTTATGTTAAACTTAATGAATAAGTTGAGGAATATCGATTGGTTGTTCCTTTCGATAGAGATGTCAGGTGTTGATATTGCTGAGAAGTATATTAAGGTGACTGAAACGGATTGGCATAATGAATTAAGTAAGACTAGCTTCAAGAATCAAATGGATCATATTATAACTATCGATAAACCCAATATGATGGTAACTGAGATTAAGGACTATGTTAATATGATGCGGTCAAAAACTGGTCGTATGCCAAACGCTATCGTTATCGATTACCTATCACTACTTGTAGCTAAGGGTGGTAATGCAACCGAGAGAGCGAGTTTCATAGCTCGTGAATTAAAGAAGATAGCTAAAGAACTGAGAGTGGCTGTCTTTGTATTATCTCAAGTACCTAAAGATATGGCTGGAGATGGTAACATACCACTTGGATTAGATGCTCCTAAAGATTCAGGTGAGGTTGTAAACATGGCTGATATGTTGTGGACGTGTTGGAGACCAAATAGAAACAGGGGCAAAGAAGAAGATGATAATGTATTCAGAATACACGTACCTAAGAATAGGCACGGTACAGCAGGATACATAGTAGATTTAGATTTTGTAGGAAGTAAATATCAAATAAACTCAACAGTCGATAAGGAGACTATATGAATTACCCAGGACAACCAGAAGTAAAGCACACATATGAGATTATCATCGAATCAACAAAAGCGAAGTTGGCAAGTGTCATTAATGCAAAGTTAAAGGACGGCTACTTGTTAGCTGGTGAGTTCCGTGTAGAGCAGATAAAGGACAAGTTCACATATTTACAACCAATGATGAAGTCAATTATTATGCCACCGACTGCACCACCACCAAGTTCATTAAAGAATGAAGATATTAGTGATGCGGAGTTTGTGCCAGTAGATGCGTAATATCATCGGAATAGACCCCGGTCTATCTGGTGCTGTAGCAAGAATTAGGGAGAATAAGGGTGTCGATCTAATCGACATCCCTACCTTCTATGCAAAGAAAAAGAACTGGATTGACTACTACAAGCTAACGAAGGTTATCTCTAGTCTGTTAAACTGGGGTAATAATGAGGTCTGGATAGAAGATGTTCACAGTATGCCAAAACAAGGTGTAGCAAGCTCCTTTAAGTTCGGTAGGGGGTTTGGTATTCTAATTGGTATCTGCGCAGCACTCAAGATTGATATAAAGTTTGTGCCACCACAGACTTGGAAAAAGAAAATGAACTTATTAAAAACAACTAAGGTGCAGAGTGTCGAATTAGCAAACAAACTCTACAACTTAGATATATCTGTAGCTGATGACGGTAAAGCGGAAGCCCTGCTTATAGCACACTACGGTTTATTAAAACACAAGGAGGATAAATGATTAACATTGTAATAGCAGTATTCATACTCTTACTTATAGCTTTAACTTTACTATTCGTAAAACTAGTAAAGGTTATAAAGGAGAATGATGAATACAAAAGAAAGCATGACCATGCAAAAGCACAACAACGGAAGTACTATAGAACACGACAGAATAAACTTAAGGAGATTCAGTGATTGGGATAAAAGAAATAGACGATATAGCTGTATTTGATTTTGAATTAACCAGTGAAACAATAGAGAAACTAATGGATGGTATCCAACAACTTGTGGTTAGAAATCCAGAAGCTAAGATGTTCGTGTATTTCAGTAGCACAGGAGGGTCTTTGGCTCATGCACAGATATTACTAGACTACCTTAATAAGGTTCAGAATAATGTGTTCCTTGCTGCTTTTCACCAGATCTCCTCTGCTGCATTTAAGATCTTTGTGGACTTTAGGGGTGAGAAGATGGTAATGCCTTATTGCTTTGCAACCGTCCATGAAGGCACCAAAGAGCTCATCTCACGAGAGTTAAAGGATAGGGAGTCCTTTGACTACTTTATGTATACAGACATCATGGAAGAGATGAGTGCTGATATGGGTCTATTTTACAAAAAGCATTTAACCGACGATGAACTCCTAAAGATTTGCAATGGGAAAGATGTTTACTTAAACACAAAAAGACTACGGGATATTCTTGATGAAGATAAAAATTAACTGCTTAAATGCAGAAACGAGAGGTATGTGGGCGAAGAAATTCCATAACTCTACTGATGCGGGATTGGATATCCCTATGGTTGGTAAACCGTGGCAAGTAGTGAATGGTCAAATTAAGTTTGAATTAGGCATCAAATGTGAACCCGATGGTGCATATATGATATTACCCAGAAGTAGTTTAGGTAAGTCTAAATTTAGACTGGCTAATAGTATTGGCTTGATTGATAAAGATTATCGTGGAGAGCTTATAGCTCTCTGCGATTACAATGACATAGCTGATGTATACTTCACTAACCACGGAGACCGTATGTTTCAAATGGTTGCTTTTGATGGTAAACCTATTGAATGGGAACTTGTTCACGAATTAAGTGAAACAGAACGAGGTGAAAGTGGTTTTGGGAGTACGGGAAGATGAATATCTATAAAGTAGCATACAATCCGCCACTTAGCTATAAGGCTAAGAAGGCAATAAGGGAGAGCATCTCCCCATCGGATGGAACTGAATCAATCTACTGTATCGATATGGCAATGGATGCATTAGAGAAGAATGATAGTGATTATAGAGTGTTAGATAAAATCGATACAAGCTATATAGAGATCACATGATAGTTAATCTAGACCAGATATTACATAAGAAAAAAAAGTATGGGAATAGTTTTCCAGAAATCGCTACTAAGTGGAGTGCCTTCCTAGATAAGAAGGTATCTCCACAGGATGTGGCATCTATGATGACTTTAATGAAGAAGGTTAGATTGAAATTTATAAGCGACAATAGATTAAGTGAGAAGGTAGTACCAGATGGCTTATTGGATACAGCTCAAGATTTAATAAACTACAAGTGGATTGCGGGGTGTTATGATGAATACTTAAGGCTGGAGGATACCCTCAAGGAGGACATTAGTGGAATTCAAAACCCCTTTCGCACTAACCATTTTTAAACAGAAGTATGCGATACGAAAGGATGAAACATGGAAAGATTTAGCTCACAGGGTGGTAAATGACGTCTGTGGGGACCGTAAGGGTACAACTGACCCTTTACTATCACCCGCAGATTTAAATGCCATAGAAAGCTTTATTGCGACCATGAAGTTTATTCCAGGCGGACGATACTTATATTACGCAGGGAGAGATGTTAGTTTCTACAACAACTGTTTTCTGATGCGGGCAACAGATACTCGAGAAGGTTGGGCTGAATTAGTTTCAAATGCTACTCTCGCTCTTATGAGCGGGGGTGGTATAGGAGTTGACTATTCTGCATTACGACCAGCAGGTAGTAAACTTATTAGGTCTGGTGGAGAATCATCTGGTCCATTACCGTTAATGAAAATACTCAATGAGGTCGGTAGAAATGTGATGCAGGGTGGTAGTCGCAGAAGTGCGATGTATGCCTCTCTGAGTTGGCGACATAAAGACATTCACGAATTTATGTATGCTAAAAACTGGACATCAGTGGTGAGAGCGTTAAAGGAAGCTGACTTTAATTTTCCCGCAACTTTAGATATGACAAACATTAGCATTAACTGGGATGATTTATTTATGTCGAAAGTTAAGCAAGGTAAGACACCACCGATTTGGTATGAATCAATAAGAAGGATGTGTAAGACTGGTGAACCTGGTCATTCATACAACTTTAAATTTGATGGTAAAGAGACTCTTAGGAATGCTTGTGCAGAGGTTACGAGTGAGGATGATAGTGATGTTTGTAATTTGGGGTCTATCAATATGGCAAATGTTGATAATCTCGATGAGATGAAACGCATAGTAGACCTATCTACAAAGTTCTTAGTTTGTGGTTCAATCAGAGGAGATCTACCCTACGAAAAAGTTGAGGAAACTCGAGAGAAAAACCGAAGATTAGGTCTCGGATTAATGGGTATCCACGAATGGTTACTCGCAAGGGGTTATGGTTATGAGGTTGTACACGAACTTGAAACATGGTTACAAGAGTACAAGGATATTAGTGAAAGTTCTGCGAATTCTTTTTGTGACGAGCTTCACATTAGTCGTCCTGTTAAGTACAGGGCTATTGCTCCCACTGGTACTATTGGTATTATGGCATCGACAACCACGGGTATTGAACCATTGTTCGCAGTTGCCTACAAGCGAAGGTATCTACAAGATGGAACCATGTGGAAATACCAATATGTTATAGATGCTACGGCAGAGTCCCTTATTAATAAATATGATTTAAACCCAAAAGAGATAGAGACTGCATACACATTGGCATTGAATCCAGAGAAAAGGATTAAGTTTCAATACAATATTCAAAGGTATGTTGATCATGCTATATCAAGTACACTTAATCTACCTGCTTGGGGTACAGAACATAATAACGAAGAAACTGCTGTGGATTTAGCCAATACTCTTTTAAAATACTATCACGGTTTACGAGGTATGACTGTGTATCCTGATGGTGCGAGAGGTGGGCAACCATTGACACCTGTGGATTACAATGTAGCTAAACAGTACAAGGGAGTAATCTTTGACGAAGTTGAAGAGAAATGCAGTGGAGGTATCTGCGGATTATGATAATAGGAGATTTGGTAGTAAGTGGATTCGGAGAATCTATAAGAGCTTCGGGGTTCCCACACGAAAACAAAGACAAGACAGCAACGATGAACAGGGAGCGGGCTATAAAGCTCGCTCACGCCCCTATCGGAAGTGGACACGACTCTTTTCTAAAAGGAATAACTGTAAGTGCTGATGTAACAGCGAGTCAGGCTTGGTGGATGCAATTTATGCGTTATCATTTTGTAGACATAGTAAGTAGTACTAGTAAGATGCATAGTTTACTCAAGTTAGATTTAGATGAGATCTGTAACACTTATGTTAATCGAAGGACTATTAACTTCCTAAATGAGTTAATAGAACAACACGAGAAAGAGACCTGTGGTATCACAAAGAAAGAGATCTGGAATAGGATACTCTATAATGTACCAATGGGCTTAGAGCTAAAGGGTAGAGTTATAACTAACTTCCTGCAACTCAAGACAATCTACAAGCAAAGAAAGAACCATAGGTTAGGTGAGTGGGATACTTTCTCAGCTTGGATAGAAGAGTTAGATGAGTGGCGTTTAATTACATGAGCTACAAAGTCTTCACCAATAGACAGTGTGATTATTACCCCTGTCATACTGGAGTGAAAGGACAATACAACTGCATGTTCTGCTATTGTCCGCTATATACATACAAAAATTGTGGTGGTGATTATGTGTTATTTAAAGGTATGAAAGATTGTACTAATTGCATAATCCCTCATTCGGGAGAAGACGGATGGGAAATGATTCAAAATAAACTAGAGGAGATTTATGAAGAAAATAAAGGCACGAGTGGTTGTTCCATATCACATACAGAACTTAATTGTTGAAGAGCATCAGCGTGGTGGGACACAAGCGGAAATAGCAAAAGACTGGAATTTAACCATTAGGCAGATAAGAACAATTCTATACAACCATGGACATGTAGCACACCCCGACAATAGTAATGTTGCCGTGAAGGGGTCAAATACAGCCGTGAAGAGCAAAACTAAAGGCAATATACTCTTCATACCAGATTTACATGCCCCGTTCGTTAGAGACGGTTTTCTGGAGTTCTGTATAGCACAGTATATTAAATGGGAATGCGATGAAGTGTATTTCCTAGGAGATTTAATTGATAATCACTATAGTAGTTTTCACGACACTGACCCTGATGGGTTATCTGCTTCTGCAGAGCTGGATAAAGCTATCGAACAACTTCAGGAATTTTATGAAGCATTTCCAGTTGCTCGAGTGGTACTGGGCAATCATGACAATGTTCCTAATCGCAAAGCTTTTAATGCTGGCTTATCAAAACGGTGGATACGAAGTGTTGATGAGGTTTTAGATGTACCAGAATGGGAGTTTGCAGAACACTTTTGGATAGACGATAATACTCTTGTGTGTCATGGAATGGGTAGAGTTGCTCATAATAGAATGAGACAAGATATGGTTAATGTAATTCAAGGTCATTATCACACTAAGAGTTATATTCAATATCAAGTAGGTTCTGATAGGAAGACTTATGCTATGCAGTTAGGTTGTGGCATGGATAACAATACCTATGCAGCTGCTTATGGTAAATGGTTCTCAAGACCACAAATAAACATAGGAGTCCTACTGGAAGGCAAGACCCCTATCATAGTTCATATGGACTTATAAAGAGTACGCCCCGTAAGGGGCGTTTTTTTTTATTCCTCTATAAGTCTTATTAACTTATCAATGTTTATATGAGCCCCTTCTGACTTAATGATATCAATTATGTTGTCGTGGTATTTTTTTACTGCATCTACGGCTTTAGGATTAGCCTTACCTCCACCGAAGTCAAAAAGCTTTCTTGCTACATAATCATCCTTACGACCATATTTAGGGGAAAGACGAGCAGCGTAAGGAGCTCCTACGCCAAGCTTGGTTATATCCGCTGCTCGCTCTGTTAGTTGTCGATCAAAGCCATTATCTCTAAGAAATTTATTATATCTTTGAATAGTAAATGATGTATAGAATTTATCTTGCTTAAAGATATCTATCATTTTTGGATCTTGCGGCTCCCCCAGGGCTTTACCAATATCCATGATTCGTAAACCAGCTGGTGTTTCATAAACACTAAATCTATCATCTTTAAATTTACCTAAACTTTGAAGATATTGAATAGCTTTAATGAAATCAACTTTTGTGTCATAACCAACTTGCACGGCTACATGGTCTTCTAGTGAATTTATATCTGAATCGTAAGTTGGTACTGCTCCTCCTGTATATATCATAGGCATTGAAACAGCACTAGCGGTAGGTAAATCAGCTTTACCTGTTTGAGGGTTGATTAAATTACCTGTTCGGTTTTGTACTAACCCAGGTTCTTTTCTTATTTCTACATTCCGGCCTCGTCTAACGTCGGAAAATCGATCTCTTAAATCCCCCCACATATCCTTAATGGGGAAGCCATTAGCAAAAGTGGGCGGAATAATAAAAGGTTTTCCGGTTTTCATTGAGTTTTGAATAGTTCTTATTAGCTCCCCCCTCGCCTCGGGTGGGGCGGTGGGACGCGGCACCGGGTGCAACGATACCCTAGACCCCACATCACGCATAACGCCATCACTCGTACGCGGAGGTTTTTGTCTAGTAATTACCCGTGGTGCTTTTTGTGTTTTATATGGTAGTGCTTTTTGTGTTTTATATGGTAGTGCTTTTTGTGTTTCAGGGTATGAGTAAGTTCCATCTATAATATCACCCTTGTATTGCGGTGGTTTGTAGTAATTTATCATATCCATAATCATATCCATGCGCCCATTCTTAACTAATTGTTTACCTGCGCCAGCAGCTATAATTATATCGCCAGCTGCCTGTGTAAGGTGTCCAACTTTACTGGCCGCTTTATACTGACTTGCTTGTTTTTCGTTCATACCTGTTGTGTTCAAATGTTGATTGTAATCAACACCAAACATATGTGCACCTTGCGCTTCGAAGAAACCAGTAAATACAGGGTGATTTGCCTTGAATGCTCCCCACTGCAACCTACCTTCTTCCTTGTCTATTTCCCCAACAGTAAGCCAATCAGTCAATTTTTCTTTTGAACCTATAATTGGCCACGAGTCAGGAATACGCCCCTCGCCTTCTTTTGTGTTTAAGAATCTAGATATTTTTCTACCTGTTTTATATCCCATTTAATCTCCGTAATATCTTGTGCCCATAGGGCCTCGTCTATATTTACCATCTCTTAGTTTCTTAGCTTCTCTTATTGAACCATGGAAAGGAACACCTGATGATTTCTCGATAAATCTTGCTGGGCCTTCTCTTAAGTAACCACTTTCACCAAGTACATCCCTAGCAATTCTTCCGAAGGGAGCCATTGTCCAAACATAATAACTAGACATTTTCGACCAGTCATCATTTAATATTGCATTCATTGTTGGTCCAACCATTCTCATTGAAGGAGGTGTGAACATTTGCAATGGTGCAGCAGCTCCTGGATAAGCACCGAAGAACGCTCTGTCTCTTGTCTCTTCGTCTCCAAAAACTAAATCTGCTAAGTCCTGAGCCCAACCTAATGGAGCTGGTAATGCTGTTTCAAATAAAGAATACATAAACACATTACCTAAGGCAAGTACCATCATATCAGCAGTAATCATTCTTTGGTATCTTTCAAACTCTGGAGTACCTTCATCCCAGCCCAATCGATCCCGTAAGGGGCGTATTTTTTTTTATTCAATAGATTTTTCTTTCTCTTTTTCTTTTATCTTATCAATTCTTTCATCAAGCCATTTGTTTTTTGGCATCTTTTTATTATACCCAATACCAAAAGCATGATGTCTCTTTGGGTTAGTTTTTGCTAACTCGTTCTTGTATCTAGGTATTTTCCTATAAGGTAATCCTGTAGTCTTTTCAATCATCATGCCAGGATTTTTATAAATCCCCACCATATCTCTTCCGATTCTACCAAAAGGAAACATTGTCCATACATGATAATTTGCAAGTTTACTCCAGTCATTTTCATAGAGAGCATTTATTGTAGGACCAACCATCCTCATTGATGGAGGTGTTGCCATTTGAAGTGGTGCAAAAACACCAGGATAAGCTCCATAAAAAGCCCTTTCCCTTTCTTCTGTATCACCAAATAAGAAATCACCTATGTCTTGTGCCCATGCATACGGTTGAGGTAATGCTGTTTCAAATAATGAATATGTAAAGGCATTTCCCATAGCCAATACAAACATATCAATCATAGCCATTCTTTTAAATCTATCAAACTCAGGAGTACCTTGTCTAAAATCCCTAAGCTTTGCTTCTCTTATGACATCATTCCTAAACCTGACTGAGTTCCATGCCCATAACTGGAAACGAGTTACCACCTTACCTAATGCAGTATTAGAAAACATAGGTCTAAATGGAGCTGAATATAGAAACTGCGTAGCTTGAACTCCTCGTTTTGCTATCTCTATTAGGTATGGATTTTTTAAAGGGTCATCAACACTACCACCTAAATTTTCAAGTGCCTGGAGATAGTGTGCCAGGAATGCATCCCTACGAAGCATCTTCTCTGGATTACGCATAAACCACCCAGCTTTCTCTAACATCCCTTCCGTTACCTTGTGTTTCTTTAAAACAGCAGGTAATTCCTTAACCTTACCACTCATCAGGAGATTAAATATTTCAGTTCCTGCTTTTTTCATCCTAACACCCTTAAAGGCTGGGTTAAAGTTTAACTCACTACGGAGAAACTCTTCCTGAATACCAAGTTCCTTTAGCCAACTATTAACATCTTCCCATGTTTTCAGCTTAGGACTTATTGCAGCCGTTATGTGAGAAAGGTTCTTTGCCTTCAAGAAGTTGCCCAATCCAACACTCTCTACAGTATGCATCGTTCCACCGAATATATTATTTAGGGAGGACTTAGGATGAGCTAGGAGTGTTGCGAGTTGATACCGTGCTTCTGCATTCGCCCACTTAACAACATCGTTTGCTGATACTTCATTAAGCCCCTTGATAGTAATTTTCTTTAGTTTTAGTTTCTCAGCAACCTTTTGCATAACTTTTGCTACATGGTTATCTCTCCATTGAGAGAACACACCATTCATTTTCATCTTAGGGTCATTAGCGACTTCGTCAGCTATATTAACTGGATTACCCAAAACCTGTTGAGTGAAAGCATTGAGGTAGTTTGTCCATCCAGCACTAATACCCTTATCCCATCCATTCATTCCAAAGTGTTTGAATTCACCTATCTTTGCGGCCGATAGAATCTGAGCTTGAGAAGAAAAATACTTATCTATCATACCCTTCATATATGAATTAACAAAAGCATCAGAACTGAGATCCCAACCAGCAATGTGATGTTCTCTTCTCTGGGCATTTCCAAATTTATATTGAGCACGAAACCAATTACCCGCAACCTCGCTACTGTTTTTCTCAACAGCAATCTCACCTAGTATCTTGCCGAGTGATTTACTTCTCAATATAACATCCATCTCAACAGGACTGTATACGCCATTTACACTCATATGATATTCAGTAGCTAAACTTTTCTTTACTATATCTTTTTCACTACTACTAAGTGAAGATAAATCAATATCTTTATATCGAGCCAACAAATCTGATGCTGCCATTCTTGCGTCAGCTTTAATATGTGGGTAATAAAATTGTCTTGCCCTTAATGCTGTTGGTTTGATTTTATACTTTTGCATATTTCTAATTTCACCATAAAGCTCCTTAATCTTTTCATTTATAACACCAGCTTCTGTCTTGGTTGTAGCCTGAGTCTTTGCTTTATTTAATCTTTCTAGGTTAGCATTAATCTGTTGCATTTGCATTGATCTAGTAATGACAGACATACCGTCAAACCCTAACTCCATACCACCCTCAACAGCAGTATTGAGATTATCTAAAGCCCACTGATAGTAGGATGACTTCTTATCTCCTCTGATTTTAAAATTAACCATGGGTGTTCCGTCTACGTGTAGTTTTAAAGGGTATTTACCCTTCCATTTTGCTTTTGTCGTATCTCTTTCGAGGAATTGAGATAATAGATTATTTTCAGAGTCACCCGTTATCCACTTACCACCAATATCGGTATACCTTCTAATAACACCCTTGATAGAATCCACCACTTCACGACCAGTCATGGTTTCACCCTTACCACCAACTCTATATGTCTCGTGTTTTGTTTTTAGCCAATTTGTATCTTTAGCTACTTTTCTAAATCTATCTAGATATGTTTTCTTTCTACCGTATATCTCTCGTGGGTTTATTAAATCTTTTACTTGATAAGTTAATCCACCATTAGCGATTTCCATTTCTAATGCTGCAATACTCCAGAAGTTTTCAAACTCAGGATTATTTGCTGATAAATTATAAATATCATCACTAAACTTTTTGCTTAGGACTTCAAAAGCTCTTCGCTTTCTATTACCTGTAGCTTCAGCTATCTTTTGTATATCTGATATTACGTTTGTGGGCTGTAAAGCTTTACCTATAACGGTTCCTTGTTTTGATTGCCACGCTGTCACTTGAGACTTTAACTCAAAACCCGCTTTCATTAGGTTCTCACCAACAGCTTTGGGAAAAAATATGTAATGCCACTTAGACAAAGGAACACCTTCGGAGAAATCGGGTGTCTTACCTTTGTGTATAAAGCCATTTTTTATTTCTAAGTCGGTAAACCAATTCTTTAGATATCTTATGTCCGTATAATCCAACTTATTTAAATCCTTCCCAACTGTGCTACGAATAAAGTCATTCAAGTTATTACCCTTTTCCCATGGATGAGACTCGGGGTTAAACTTATTTAACTTCTCAACAACATAACTTACAACCTTCTTTATGTCTTTGGGGATTGTAGACATATCCTCAACCCCGCCTATAATTTCACGATACATTACATCGTTCATGTATGTTTTTTGTTCAGGTGATAAATTCTTCTCCTGAATAACTTTTCCTGGTTCGGATAACTGTTGCCTCACTATAGGTTTGCTTTCGACAATACTCTTTAGGTCTGTAACCTCGCTAGATTGCACAATAGCTTTCTTCTCTTCGTATGGTTTAACCTCTGGTATCACCTCGGCAAATCTTTTTCTATAATTATTTACATGTTTTTGTAAACTTTCATCACTAATACTGGCAGACTGAAAACCAACTCTCGTATGTTGTGTCTTGTAGTGTCTTCCGTCTTTAAGTAAGCCTAATTCTTCAGCAGTTTTTTTATGCATTAGAGTACCTAACATTATCTGGTCAAAGATATTTCTCATATGCTTTCTAGCCTTAGTCATTTTATTGTTAGGAAATGTGGATTCTAAGAATCCTCCTATCATATCATCAATCTCGCTACGAGAAAATCTCTTTGCATTAGGGTCAATATCGTGTGCATTTTTTGTGTACGCAAGTCCCTTTATTTCGTCAGCTTTTAGCATTAGTTTCTGGATAACGGGAGCAAATTCACTGTTTTTAATATCTATATTTCTTTGTGCTTCATTCTTAAATCTCCAGAACTCAGTCTTTATTGAATCTAATGAAGCCATGTCAGACACCACTTGTCCCAACCAATCTCTAGCTTGACGCTCGGCAGAGTCAAGAGCTTTAGCTCGTTCTCTTGGGTTGCGTAATTTTCTTTCATAACCCAAAAGACCCTCCTTGCTTAGAATATGATCTTTCAATGTAACTCTTCGTGGTTTATATTTTCTATCCTTAGCCTTTACTTTTGTATCTACATACTGCATAGTAAATGGTTCTTCGTATAATTTATCTTTTGGGTCGATAGCACTTAAATATTTTTCATAAACAGAGTCATGCCATATATTGCTTTCAAGTAATTTTCTAATGGGTGAGCCTGGTTCAAAATTAATTTTAGAACTATCGTATCCAGTTATCGCCCTGAGCTCATTGCTATTTTTGTTAGCACCTTTTATCCGTTTACCGTCTTTATCCCTTACAGCACCAACACTTATATTGTATTTCTCAATAGATGACTCTAGCCTTTTCATATTAAACTTACTCAAGATATCAACATCAAGATTTGATTCCTGGACAACATTACCCAGTTTTGAGTAAAATGAATTAAATTCTTTACCTTGAATATTCCTGTATGAGTGTTTCAGTAATCTTCGCAATTGTCTAAATGGAAACTTTCGACCATTTGCATCACGACCCCACACAAGCTTATTGACATGAGACATATCTGACACTACGGGAAGTTTACGAAGGTGCTTTGTGTCTATCGTACCAAGCGGTTTTGCCATATTTTCTTTTGTCATCACATCGAATGAACCAACATGATCAAAAAGTTGACCAAACATAGCCCTAAAAAAATAATCAGCACTCCTTAATCCACCCTGATTCATTGGGTCAAAAGCAAATGAAAGCATTGCTCGTGCTTCTTTTATGAAGTTGTTTTTCGCTAAAGAATCTTTCTTTGGTGAGAAGACATGGCGTACAGCAGGAGCCCCTTTTTTATTAGGCTCAACTATGTCAATGAAATCAATCTTATTGCCTACGAGGTGGTCAAAAGCAGCCAGTAGTTGAGCTTTAGCAGCTACGGTAGGTCCAAGGACACCTCGACCCTGTGCTGCTCCCTCTGCAGCCCTATAACGTGCTCCTGGATCAACCAAACCCCACTTGCTACGCATTAACTCCATATATTTTGGATCACTCAATGTATACTTCATTATCATTTCATCTGATTTTGGATTACTAAGTCTTCTCATTTTTGTATTGGGGTCGGTTTCATAAAACTCTTCTTCAACTTTCTCAAAATCCTTAAACCATTCTGAGTCTAAGCCTTTCTTATGAATTTCTCTCCCACCAAAAAATGTAGTTGCTGTGTCACCATCATGGTCAGCACCATCAAGTAGAATCATCACGCGAGGATGAAGCAATACCCCTTGTCCCTTGATTCCTGTAAAGCCCCCAAAGTAAAGCGTTTGTGCAGCAGATGCCGCAGACATTGGAACTCTTATGTTTAATGTTTTAAAAAATTTTCTATAGGGTGTAAGTACCTTTTCTGATGCCTTACCAGACCTCATAAGTATTGTAAAGTCCTCCCATATTTTACCTAATTTCATTTCTGACCCAGAGAAGGTATATTTTTGATGCCTCCCTGCTTCATTGAAAAATACGAATCTATCTGGATTCTTATCTCCGTATATCTTTTTAAGAACCGAACCCTCTGGAAGGTGTTCTCCTTTAGCGGAAATAACATCTCCAACAGCTCCGTCCCAGTCTACTTTTTCAGTTAAAGCTCTATCCCATACCTGAGTTCTTTGCTTTGTCCCATTGCCAGGCTTAGGGTTTGTGGCACGTGAATAATAATATTGCTTTATAACCTGATCAACATACTTATTTGTGTTCGCGTGTGTTGTCATAGCCATGCTTCCATTATCCATATTCAGTTGGCGTTTTGCTGGATTCTTATATATCTCTTCCATCTCCACAAACTGAACAAACTCCTCTCTGCTCAACTCACCAGCATCATACATGGATCTAACATAATTAGAGTTCTTATCTATCATTTTCATTAAAACACGAGATGCTAATTTCTCGGCACCAGGAACATTTAATACATGTCCCAGTAAATCCATACTGATGTCGTTTAGATTTTCGAGAACAGGCTCTATTAGGGCTGGGTCTTTATTGATTAAGTAGTCACTTATTGTTTTATTGGCTTTAGTTGTTCCGTTCAGACTACCCTCGATAAGGTCACTAAACATAGTATCCATATTTTCACTATGTCCTAATTGTGTAAACATCTGTTTCGGAGCAATCGTTTTATTTGTATTTTTTAATTTATGTGTTTCGGACATAATTGTTTTTACTGATGATACGGGGACATAATCAACTGCATATCCTGACACTACCCGTTGTCCTCGTGAATCGTATATAGCTATATCTTCGTTACCACCAACGGGAGCTAGTCGCCTCATTTTATACAGGGGACTATTTCCCCTTTGTTTAGTTCCTGATTCTCTTACTATTAAATCAATCCCACTATTGGTCATGAATTTATTCATGCCTTTTGGCGGTAGGTGAAACATATCTTTCTGTAGAATACGTCCTTCTTTACCCAGAAACCTAACGTTGGCTTTATGTTTACCCTCGAATGATTGACCCGTAATGTATGCAAGTGCTTTACCTGTTTCCTCCGTCTGGAGCGTACCTCCGTCAGTTGCCTCCATATAATCAAATACAGAGCTACCTTTATGTAGTTTCTTTTGATCTACACCCACCGATTCATCAAACACGCGCAAAACACGCAACACAGGAACACCTTCGTGTTCATAAAACTCACCTTTTGCGAGATTCATATCCCCTGTGTATCCAGCTGTATTGTAGATGGCTTGCCTTTTGTTATATTCAATGGCATTCTTAATAAAGCCATCAGCCTTGAAATATTCCTTGAGACTACCCACACCAGCCATGTCTTTTAGATATAATGCATTTGAAACAATAGCTTTGTCATAAGCAGCTTTTACTCCTGGAAACTTATCCATAACTTTATTTAAGTAATTACGCTGACCCCTGACTGTCTTTATTTGCGATGGCATTAATCCTAATACATCTTTGCCCCTCGACTTGGCAAATTCAGAAAATCCGCGTAGTTGTTTTTCGTGGATATTTTCAACTCCGCCAAACATCTTCATTAGGCGTTTAGCGTTATTACCAACTCCATATCTAATTTCAGGATGTATTGGTACGAAGCGCATTGTTTGGGCATCACCCCTACCACCCTCGTAAATATATCCCGCTTTATCCATTTCACCAAAAACAACTGCTCGTTCTTCTGAATTTAAATCATAAGCATTAACTTCCTTCACCTTACCATATCTACTTACAACTACACTATCTAAATAAACAGTCCCCTGCGGTCTTTTGTCTCCCTTCTCGTAACCTCCACCATTTTCCATCCATCTTTTTTCTGCAGTATTAAAAATCTCATCCATGAATTCAGGGGGTGATGTAACTCCTATTTGATTACCAAGCTTGTTGAACATACGACTACCGTCACCGATTTCAAATTCTGTGCCTTCTATACTGTTGGAAAAGTCTCCTTCTGGTCCACGTCGACCGTAGCCGACAAACATATTAATCATACGCTTATTGTGTTTACCATTAGCATAGATTCCTTTTTGTGTCCATATTTTACCTTTATCTGAATCAGGCTTAAAGGGTTCTTCTCCGTATTGGTCTACCAAGAAATCTGAAACATAATCAGATAATGATGTATAACCAACATCTTCTGGTTTAGCTTTACCGTCGGTTGAATATTTTACTATTCTCCCATTTTTCTTTTGTTCATCAACAACTTTCTCGTATGTGTGTTGGAGTTTTATACCGACATCCAATGCCCTCTGTCTTAACTCACCAGCTGTTGCTTCGGGGTTAGCTGACCAGTATTTCGTGTGTTGCTTTACATACCTATCAACACCACTCGTTAGATTTTCTATACCCTCAACATCGTTGTATGCCTGAAGTTCTGTAAGATTAGGAATAAGGTTCTTCTCACCCTTTTTGAGTCGTGCTGCAATCCCCTCAGCAACCACCTCATCCCCTGTCTTCTGCATAACCTCATGCTTCATCTCAGCAACAGCACGATACTCATTGTAGACTTCTTCCGCCCTGATGAGTGGTATTTTAAACTTACCTGCTATCTGCTCTATCATAGAATTACGACGGTCAGTGAGTCCGAAAATCTTGTTTACTATCAAAGGGACTTCCGCCTTTGCCTTAGTAGATAGTTGGTCAAAACCAACTCCAGTCCCAGCAGTTGATGCGTCTTTACCTGCTTTTATTAAATCATTTACATATCTACCAGCATTACGCTTATAAGCTGGACCTTCTTTGTATCCAAAGTAAGCCCCTAGTAGATACTCATACACCTGCTCCTCTGTCGTAGCTCCGTGCATTGTTGATGGTAAGCCTGAGTGTAGTGACATAGCCGTCATTCGTAGGCCACGGTCAATAGTTTCACCCAATCCTGATTCCACATTACCAACACCTCTAAAGACAGTACCCGTAACGGCTCCATGCCCAAAAGCATTTGCCATTTCCTTAACGCCACCCTGCCACGAACTAATAGCTGATGCAGTTCCCATGTGAAAAGCACCCTTTAGCATATCGGTGGGGATTTCTTTTGACAAGAAACTGGACACCGACTTTACCGCATTAACCTTGCTCGCTGTTCCTTTCACAAGGAGTTTTTTCGCAGCAATACCCGCAAGCGCTTCAGCCTGACCAGCACCATACATAGGGATAGACGAACCTTTTGCGGCTTTTAAAACACCAGCTGTTCTATCCATCCAACCCACACCACCCATTAATTTGCTTGCTGCAGAAATGGGTTTAGATGGTAAGTACCCCACGAAACCAGCCAACTGTCCTATTGACCTTGCAATACCTTCATATTGATTCTTGGGTTGATCGCCTATGTTAATTGTAGTAAAGCCCGAGAGAAACCCTTCTCCAGCACTTCTAATGGCACGAAGCGGACTGAAGGTATTATCTAACTCGTCCTCATCTACAGAGATGTTGTAGTGTTGTGCGTGTTGTTTTAACGACCTAACTTGGTCATGTGAAAAAGCTCTCGGGTTTTTTCTATAAAAGCGAATATATTGCTTTGTTTCTTGTGGTGTGTATGCTATGTTTGATTGAGGTGTGTACATAAAACTCCTTTGGTTGTGTATGGGGGTCACTCTCGTGATCCCCCACCCACATATATTTTCCTTTGTTGAGAGAATCTACATCATCGTAGGTAGGGCATCGCCACCCGACACACGAAAACCTCTGCGTGTCATTGGATTATCCCTGTCTGCTAAATCTGATCTTTGTGCCATTCGCTCATTGTTTTGAAAAGCACTCAGGGAAGCTTCTGACTTTGGACCCCACATACCATCCACCTTAGTCCCAATCCGTCTTTGCATTTCTCTGATTTGAGCATCGGTTTTATCACTCCCCCATCCACTTTGACTATATGGGTGTTGTTGAGAAGGTGCTGCTTGTAGTTGAGTTTGTACAGGTGCACCGCCTCGTTCCACACCACCTGGCAAATAACCGCCCATGGTTTGGTCAATAGCATTATAACCCTTGCTCATGTATCCCTCTCCAACTGGTTGACCACCTGGTAAAACGCCACCTACGGTCTTATCTATCCCTTCGTATCCACCAATTGCGTCATATCCTTTTTTTAGGTAGCCTTCATTGAAATCTTGACCACCTGGTAAGATTCCACCCAACCCCTTATCGATTGTGTTATACATTCTACCAAAAAAACCTGGACCTTGTTGTGCGGGGAGTGCGTTTTCCATTGGTGTATATTGCATGAATTCGGGCGTATTTGACACTCCTCTTATATCCTCAAACTGACTTGCCGTAACTTGATGTGGTGAAACATTGCTTCCGCCGCCAGTTTGTATATCTGGATCAGCTTGTGCACGAAACATATCTCCCTGTCTGTTGAGGTGGTTATAGCCACGCTCCCCATCAGTCTCTACATTAAAAGCACCTATTCCTGTTAAATCAAAATTTGTTGGCACCCCTTGTATTCTTGACATTCTACATCCCTGGCATTTGTGGCATTTGTGGCATTTGCGTTGCCATCATTTCTTCATAAGGGTCATAACTATTATCTTTTCCTTGATGACCCAGTGCATATATACCAGCACCAGCAACGCCAGCCCCAGCACCATATTTCATTAACAAGGCTTTTGCTTGTGCAATCTTTTCCATAGCTTTGGTTGTTTCTAATCCCTTAACACCTAATCCATTAAGATTCATAAGCCCACTACCTATTGGAGCATCTTTCATTCCTGCGAATGCAGCTTGTTGCCATGCTGGCTTAAATCCGCCAGCTCCTTTAGCCAACCGCCTTAATTGTGCAACTCGCTTTACACTTCCAGCTGCACCTTGTTGCCCTGCCATTGCTGACCTTGCCGCCAATGTACCAGCACCAATCATTCTTTTTGCTTGAGCACCCATGCCAGCTGTTGTCATGTTTCTCGCTGCCCACAAGCCAGCTTTGCCGAGCTTAGTAGAAGCTTTTGCTCCTTGTAGGAATCCAGCACCAGGTATAGCTAATGATGCTGCTACTCCACCAAGCCTACCAGCCTTACCCCATCCTTTATTTCTTCTGTTACTGTACCACTTATCGGGTACAAGCCCCAGCAATGCTCCGTCTACAGCACCGCCAATAAGACCAAACAAAGCATCGTCAACGCCAGTTTTATCTTTCTTTCTACCACGACTAACATTCCACCCATACATCTGGGCGGCTTCCATTGCCCGTACAACCTCTTCACCACTTAAACTCTTTGGTCTTTCGTTGTACTTACGAACAAGTTTCCTTGCACTATCTTGGGTCATTTTCATCTTGTTTGATGCAATCTGCATCTGTAAAGCTTGCGGATTCATTAATTGCTCCCGCGGTTGTTTTAGTGCTTCACCATAAATATTATACATTTAATCTCCTTTTTAAAAACTCAATAATGGTCTTCCCCATTTATCCATAAGACTGCCTTTTTCGCCATACATATCAAAATCATCATATTTTTCTTGCCCACTTTCTCCAAACTCTTTCCAATTTTGCTCCTTGTCGCTTACCCCTTTAAATAAGTTGTTTGCGTTAAACTGAATCTTATTTGTCCATGCTTGCAGTGCATCACCCCAGCCACCTTTTTCTAATCCCTCATAATAGAGGTCTTTTGCTCCTGGGATATTATATTCCTCAGGTAAGTATGAACTCCATGTACCCTCATCGTGAATATCGTTTGATGTCATATTTTGCAAAGCTCTAACTTGCGATGGCTCCATCCTTTTGAACGCTTCTTGAATATCGCCTTGGTCAAAGTCATCGCCGTGTCTAGTTTGGAACGCATTGGCGATTGGGTCAAGAAATTTATTTCCCTGTTCCGCCATAACATCCATTAATAGTTGGTCATTAACCTGTGTGTTCAACATACCGTAGTAAGCTTTTCTGTCAGCCGGTGAAAGGTTTGATTCATCCATATAAGAATCAATAGCACCTTTTCGTAAATCAGACTTATCTCGTTGTAGGAAATTAAACAATTCTGAGTTTGATAAATCTTCAAGATTTAGATTGTCTGGTAACTCTAAATCAGACATTTGACTGTGGATATAATCTCTAGCGTACCCCGCCATTCCCTCTTTCATGTTTTGACGATTCAATGATTTCTCATATCTTGCATCCAACACACCTTCTCGTTCCCTTTTTGCAGCTAAAGCCTCAGCGTGTTGCTTGTCCTGGAGGGCTAATGCTCTTCTTTGGTTCATGGATTGTGCTATGTTTTGCCCAAAGTTCCAATTGGTTTGCATTGGTTGAAATGTTGCTGGCATCCTAAATCCCTAGGACAGGCATGAACTGTCCTGCTAAACCCATTGCACTATTTATAAAGCCCATTCGGTTTGCACTGTTTTGATTCATCGTGTTTGCCTGTGCCATTGCAGCAGCTTGTTGCATTTGCATGTTTGATGAGTCTCCCTGGAGTCCTTGTCCAAGTAGCCCCATGCCCATTTGTGCATTTTGCCCCAAAGCACCATTAAAACCTTTAAACATACTTTCTCCTGTCTGTGACGCAAAAGCATTCCCTCGTTGCTGAGCACCCAATCCTCTTCCCATTGCAGCAAGTTTGTTTGACATGTTCCAGTTGTTGTTTATCTGGTCCATTCCTTGTTGCTGAATACCTCCCAATTGACGCTGGTTATAAGCACTGTTTGGATTAAACATTTGCTGTCCAATTTGCTTCTGAAAATCGGTATTAACTTGATCGAAATTCATCGCAGTCTTATAGATGTCATTTGGGTCTGGTCCGAAAAATCCCATTACTCTCCTCCTTCAGTTGGTACTGTGACATTAGTCCAACCTTTCTTTTTTTTAAATTGAATTATTTGTTTCCCGTTCTTTTCAATAACCCTCACTTGCCCTTCATACCCCTGATGGTCTTTCTTGGGATCAACATAGGATTCATTGAGGTCGTGTGCTATTTTGTTAATATCATCATAGATACGCTTCACAGCACTACTCAATGCCTTGTTGGTGTCTGTGGTATCTGTCACTCTGAATGCTTGCAAATGTAACTTTCTCATTTTGTCTTTACTCCTCTGTATCTTATTCCAATACTATTTAATTCCTCATCACCAGAGATACTAAGTACATAGTTTTTTATAGCATTAGTTGGAGAACCCGGTGGAACATAGAAGCCCGCTGTTGTTTCTGCAAAAGGCAAGAATATATTATCTATATCGTTAGCGCCACTAATCTTATAGTCGCTTGAGTACCCAGATAGATTAATGCCATACACCTTAACATCTTGCTGAGGATCTCCGAGGTTAATCTCCTTAGTAACAATATGCCATGGGGATCTCTCGTCATCTCCAAACAACTTAAACCAATTCTCTTTTGTGCAAATATACACATCACCCTTATAGTCCTCGTATTTACCTACCGGATTACCAGTGAACTGTGAGTCATACATCCATGTATTTCTCTCAAGTGAGAACAAAAACATACCGTACGGATTTGCAGAATCGGTGTTGTAAAGTGACCCTGTTGATGTGTGTGCAATTCCAATGATATTGTACTGTGGGAAATGAAATAACAATACTGGTTGATCCCAGTCAATCTTACTGTATGCAGGATAACCCGACTTAGAGTCATAGATCGGTGTTGAGATCATCTTAGCCTGTTGCCCGTTATGCCACCAAAAACCCTTCCTGTTGCCATAAAACAACCCAGCATCGGTAGAGAGTACCATGTCTTGTGAATAAGCCCCCATGGTGTCATCCTTCTGCTCTACATATATACCTTCTGGATTCAAAACGTACATTGACGATGGACTAAATACAAACACTCTGTTCGCAAAGGATGCCATTGCTGTTGGGACCTCATTAATCGTACCATACTTTTCTGGCCAATTAAAGACACTGTATTTCCCCGGCTCTGACTTTATAATGTGTTTCGCTAAATCAAGTTTACTGTCACTTCCAGCTGACATTACGCCACCAACAAACAACTCACCATTTAGCTCTGTCGCTAGTTTATATTGAACATCTACACTATCTAACGTGGATGAATATCCAGCTATAGATTCAAAAGATGCTCCATTGAATGAAGATGGTTTAATCACTTCTATAATCTTCCCACCAGTCTCAGGTTGCCAAGATCTAATATCGATAGATTTTATTAATCTGAAATACCCTAATGAATCTTCATATCCTTTTCTTCCATAAAGCATTAACTTTGTAGCCCTCGGTGGTATCTGGTCAATCTCCACCTCTAGCATTATCCTTATTAGGTGCTTTTCAGCATTACCTGGACCCAGAAAAGCTTCCGCGTTTCCACCTATTATGGTCGATGCGAGGGGTGCGTCCTGGTAGTCATCGTAAAGGAAGCCTAGTCTAAACTGTACAACCTGCTCATCTTCAGGGGCTAATATGAATTGTGTTATTGGGGCTCCTTCTGTACCTAACGCACCTATACCACCCATCTTTATATCACTGACGGCGTTTAAACCCCACTTCTCAATAACGTCATCATCTACAACAAGCACCGCTATTACGTTGTTTGTTGAGAAAAACCACAACTTAGTAACTCCATCAACCTCAACAGCTCTCATCTTGACAGAGCGATAGTTGTCTAGTAAGTTACTTTTATACGATACGTCGTCAACTTCAATAGTTAACTCAACATCTTCTTCGTCACTCAAAACAGTTCTCCACGTATGATTATTTAGTGATGATGTTGGTGTTAGGTTTAGTTTACCGTTTTCCGAATCCCACCAATCAGTATCCTCCTCTCCATTATACACAACGTACGTTCCGTTAGTTAGGAAACCGTCATCTAGTGTGTATTTTGTAATTGTAGTGGAGGTACCATCACTTTCTATATTCGTATCTGTATATTCTGTCTGTAGTCTCAATCGCTTAAGAGATGGCGTTTCTGATAAAGTACTATCGAGAACATAAATACTATTACCAATTCTCTCATACTGCTGATTTAAGCCACCCCATTCACCAAGCATAACCATTGACTGAGAATTGGGAACTTTCGATGGTATATTCCACGGTTTATCTCTATCTCCACCACGGAAGTAATTGTCATCCTCGCTACCACTCGTAGTCATCCAAGCGCGCCCACTTGTAGGCTTGTAATTATATCCGTCTTCAACAGCTGGACCGTAAAGTGAATCTAGCGTCATCGCCACTGTTTGAACATTCCAATTATGATTATCAGCTACTACCGTATATAGGTAGGCTTGATTCTTAATATCGTGGTTTGCTGATGGATATACTAATTCTTTCCTAGTATGCCCACACTTTACACAAGCACTAAAACGCCCAGTCAACATTCCGTAGGTTTTAGCATTATCACCAAATTCAACAACAAACGAAACAGAAGTTACCTCTGTATAGTTTGTGGCATCACTGCTATTACGGATGCGTGTGCTTTGGAGAGATAAACTACGTTTTACGGGGTAGTATTTTGTATTGGAGCTAAACCCATCACTATCTCTATAGTTTACGTAATCACCCTCTGGAACGCAAATTTTAGCAAAGAAAGCCCATGCTCCAAACAATAACAATGCGAGAGCTAATACCGCCCAAGCGACTGGCCCCATAAACCCAAAACTTATAAAGGTCATTAGGGACATGTGCGAGAAAATACCAAGTCCAAGTGCAAGCCACCCAGCAACAGCCATAGTAGCTAACGCCGCTGTGCTTAATGCTATGCTTATGAACCACGCCCACGTTGATCCCCTGGGCCTGTTAGCTACAGTTGAAATACGATCAGTAACTTCGCCATACTCCTCACCAGCATCAGGTTCACTCCGCATCGATCCCTTAGATGATGAGCGTCTAGGTTTTCCTCTCTTAAGGCATTTTAATTGACCTTTACTTCTTGTCCATCCCCAAAGAGACTCACTCCAACTTTCCATAAACATAACGGGTGTTTTTGTCTTCATGGTTAAAATTACATCGTCAAGGTTATTTTCAATATCTTCAACTCTGAATAAGAATTGATTCCTTAGGTCGAAACTAGATTCAGGACTAAACCATGAATCTTGATTGTTGTAGTTTTCGGGTGATAGGAGTATGTATAAGTCATACCTAGTCTCGTGGCTATCACTAGAAAGAATGCCATTATTGAATATCTTGAAATCACCAATATCAAAGCTAGCTAACCCTACGGGATGTTCAAAAACCAAACCAATCACACCCTGAATAACCCCATCTCTATCAAAGTGATATAGTGAGCCTGGACTATTCTGAGTAGCATGTTCATCCATTAGAAATATCTTATCATCTGTCCTTTCTATGAAGGAGGGTGTGAATGCTAACTCTATTTTCTCAAAAGCAAATCCCTGTGTTGCTGTATCGTTTATACCTAACACAACACGAGTGTTATCGGTAAGTGTCTCTATTTCAATATCCTCTGGTGCAAATGAAGAGAGGGTGGTGTCTATCTTATATAGAAAAGATACACCAGTTTTAATTCCAAAGATGGTAATCTCATCAGGTGTGTCTTTTGTAAAGACTACGTAGTCCGTGAACCCAGCTATTGCTGTATACTCTGGGGATTTTAAACCTTCAGGCTGGGCAGTAATACTCTTATCCCGTCCTCTTCCTATCCAATAAGGCTTACCTCCGCCAACAAACGCAGAGTTATTTTGAATAGTTATGGGAGCATCAGCATCAACCCCCCTGCATGAAACCACCGATGATGGTCCATTAATCTCTTCCTTTATGTCGAGATTAACAACAGTTGCGCCGTTCTCGGTATATCCACGACCCTTAATTAACTTCAACCAAAGAGGCTTAACTCCATTGACAACATAATCCTTAACCCCAGTCCACCAATCGTATTTCAATACATTGAGTGTTTTTGCTACCTTGGGCATAAAGCTTCTTTGTAGTGTCACAGGTTCCTTGTTAGCGCTGTATAAGCTTTCTTGCGTTGTGATTGAATCTCCGTTGTGGATAAAACAATATTTATATCTAAGTCTATATCTGAACTTGTATTCATATGGGCGTGACTCAGCCGCCATATCATCCTTTGACTGATTAAGTGTATTTGTTATTAGAAAACCTTTTCGAGGGTTAGCTAATATGTTTGAGCAATTACGCCAAAGGTAATTTTTGTTCTCAAGAGTAGTGTATACGCGTCTATAACTAGGTGGAATTGGTTGTGCGTTATGATCATCAAGACTATTTGGCCACTGCGACAAACTTCCATAAAAGCTGACTGGGTCTGGATTCCATCTTTCTTCGATGTTTCCTATTGCTGCCCTTGGACTATCTTCCATTATATTAAATTCGTTATATACAGTTCCATCTTCACGCCACGCATCATCATAATACCAATCAATACCGTACTGCACCTTATTCAAAACAACATTAGGTAATCTTTCTGTCTGTGTCCAGAGTCCTGATAAGTCATGCATTCTAACCGTAGGGCAATACTTACTGTCTACAAGACTGAATGAGAAATCATTTCCATCAGCATAGTTAGGTTCATAGTCATACTCTTGAACAGCAGCTATTCGTACACCATTATGTATGTCCTCTCTTGCTGTTACATTATATGCCGTGTAATTTACACCATTGACATCTATAAGGAGTTGAATTGTTACATCATTAGAGCTTGTAAGCTGTGGTAGGAAGAATGATTTATAAAAGTTTCCACCAAAAAATACGGGAACTGTATCACGGTAATACATACTCCATGGCTTGCGTTCAGTTTCCACATTATTGTGTGTGTTGTTTGTAAATGTGTAGTTTTGGGCATAATCTGAAAAGAACTTAATCACATTACCTGATGGTTGCGTTATGTTCATTTCAATTCTGTCCGAGAAATACATAGTTAAGAATGTCTCTCGCACAGCAAAAGGTACACTTCCTAATGACAATGGGAGATCTATAAAATCTAATACACCCACGGCATTGTTGTAGGATACTGTTGGATTTATTACGGGTGCGTAAATAGGTAAGTTAAGTTTAGACATAATACCCACAACCCTTGTGTCTTCGTTATAGAAAGCATCACCAGTATCATTTAATATAATACCCAATGGGATTTGACTGAGATACATGTCCATTGTCTCGCTAGCCGTTAACACGGATAGAGGGAAGTTTACATCCAAGACCTCGGTCTGAACAAAACCTGGGTCTACATTTTGTATCTCGTATATACTTGGACTTCTGTAATTTAAGTCAAGTCCATAAAATAAAACAAGTTCCGCATTACCTTCATTGCGGAGGTTTGCAGTATTCTGCCAAAACTCATACCATCCAGTATCCCAACCCAAATAAGAACTATTTTTTTGATTAACATTTTCACCAAAAAGCTCAATAGTACTACATGCATTATTGTTTCCAAGGTATAAGGTTATAGTAGAATAATCGTCTTCTGGGGGAGCGGGTTCTTCCTCATCATCTTCTTCGTCATCTGGTGGTGGTGCGTCACCGCCACTACCACCGCCACTACCAGGTTCCCAGCCAGGTTCCCCTGTATACCACTGCCCTGGATTTGGTTGCCAGTCTTCATCATGCCATTGTGCATCAGGATTAATCCACCAAGTCCATGTGTATGTCCCGTCTTCATTGTCTACCTTCGTGGGGTAAACAAAGAGATTGCCTGTGTCAAACTTCATCTTCCCAAAAACCTGATCCACATCACTCGTCGTGTATGAGTATGAATCGTAGGCTGTTGTATCCCCATTTGTAAATGTAAATCGCACTAATCCGCGACCTAAGTTCGACTCCACGCTCGTGGAATCACAATCTATAGCAACACTTATATCTCTATCCACTACAGCCTCCTTACTATTGTATTGTTATTATCCGTGAGGACTGCATCTTTCGAGACATTAAACACATTTACACCATAAATAGATTTATCTACGATGGAGTCTCTCGTTGTGTGTGTTTTGTTGGGGTTACTTGTTCTATCTATAACCTCAGTACTGTCGTCTTCTGTTATTAAATAATTACCACCAGTAAGAATACAGGGAGGATGCATGAAGTCGTTAGGTAGGTCTCCATCCCATTTTTCAGCCTCATCTTCCATTATAGGTAGTTCGTGTGTTATTTTTAGGTTTGATGAGTATTGGGGAAGGCGTATAACGATGCCATTGCCAGCAGCTGTCTTAACACAGTTAAATTGCTCAGAGAACGACTCAAACAAATCGTCATATCCCTGTGTGGCTACAAACTTAACTTGTCGTTTATTGTGTTTATCTAGCCACGTTATCCTAAAATCATACAAGGCCGTATCTGGTTTCTTTAATTCTTCTGGCATTATGCCTCCGCTGGTGGATCTGGCAAGATTATAATGATGTCGTTATTTTCATCCTCAATCCCATCTGGATCCATTGGTAGGTGTCTTCTCGCACCTTGCACCTTAGTAACCACAAAGGGGTCTACATTTTCACATAAGTATGCTGTTGTATCTGGTAAGTCCTCAAGGTCTTCATTTGTGACCATGCCGTGAAATGTCTTTATTGTATATATCTGCTTAGGCATTCTTCTTCCTCTTTTTAATATAATATGGACACTCATCACCTTTTGGTTTAGTCACGATGTGAGTGTCTCTGGTTTTAGCAATAAAACGCTTACAGTGCCCCTTATCGGAGCACTTAGCGTTGGTACACCAAAGGGACATTAGATTAATTCCAATGCCTTTGTTAAGATTTCGTCTACAACATTTACAGCTTCATCATCGAGCGTGTTGTCTGTTGTCTTTGCCCAGTCAGCTAACAACTTGATTATCAAGTTCTTAATTAACTTCTTTGGGAGTAACCCCAAGATTACCTTTAAAATAGCCATTATCCCTCCTATAAGAATAATTTTATTGCTCCACCCACAATACCAACAGTAAGGATACCCAATATCCAACTGTGTATAATGAGTGTTGCTTCGAGTGTAGCAATTCTGTGTATGAAACCCAGCTTAGGATTTCCATTCCCTATGATAGCTTTATGCATGTCATCTATCTTGTCTTTTGTTTCCACTGTGTAATCTAACATACTGTTTCCCTTTCAGTGCCCCAAATATCGCCATACGGAGCATCTCTTTTTATTTTAGTGTTATTCTTCATCTGGAGTCCATTCTGGCTTCAGGAGCTCGTTTTTAACGTCTTCTATTCTGGTGTATTCGCTGAGGCTTTCGGGTTTATCGCCTCTCCACTTTAGAATTACATTACCAAGACTGCTGGTTACGAGATTTTCTGAATTATAAAAATCGCCACGAAGTGTCGCATGGCAATCATTCATCATCTCTTCAGTTACTAATATTTTTGGGATTATCACATAATTCATGTTAGTGTGCCTCGTAATGAGCATCTGCGTAGGTTGTTAATGGGTTTCCGTTTACTTCTTTTAGCGAAATATTATCTATCCACACACTACCATCACCGTCAAAATCCCATACAATAATAAAGCAATTGTCGGAATCAGTTGCAACAAAATGCATAGTTTTTCTAGTAAACACATCCGATGTTATTGTTTCATTGCAAGCATAACTGCTGCCATTGTGAATACGCAAGGAACAGCTTGCTCCATTTGTTACTTTAATGTCTATCTCACACTTATACATTTTGCCGACAGTTAGGTCGCTAATTAAATCATTTTGGTCTTTGAAATGCTCATACATCATGCTCGGGCGATCCACATAGGTTGCCTTTAATGTCTTATTTTCATTCTCCAACACATTATTCCCATAGGTTCCCCAATGATATGTCCCCACCTCAAATGTGGATGCATCTGCATCGTATAACTCATCACCAAATGGATTATCACTTACGGCCTCATCGTAACCGTTGCCTTCCATTGGATATGAATTAATGAGACCACTAATACCCTTTGCGTAACCACAGCCTTGCGGAGTACCATCCCCAAAAAGTGTTGTAATTTCTGCTAATGAAAGTGCTTTATCGAAAACATGGAATTCATCGACTTTTCCATTAAAAAAGCTTGTATTATTTTGACAACGAGCAATGTTCTGTAAAACAAAATACGCATCAATATCTTCTATTTGGTCATGAGGCACGGCGTTTAGATATATTTCCATATAGTCGCCTGCTTTCACGAAAGCAAAATGATACCAGTTCCCCGGTACCGCAGGAAGTATCTCGTTGTCGGTATATAATGTTGCACCATTTTTTGGCCACAACCTCATTTTACCAGCCGCAAAAAACCTGAGGGCTGAGGCGTATGGACTACCTCCATTGAGAATATACCCCGTTGTTTCATTCATATAAAACCAAAGGGTAAACGAGCCATCACTGCCATTACCAACACTGATTGCCTCATTGAGTATTGCATAATCACCAACACCATCATAGCTTGTGTAGTGTGTGTTGGAGAAGAAGTTCTCTATAAAATTCAAAGCTTCTTTCAAAGTGTACTTGGTTCTACTTACCCCGATATAATCACAAACTATCTCGGAAGCCGTCTTGCTGTTCCAATCATCATCACCGCATACTATCCCCAAAGCCTCTCTCGGTTCGTACTTATTCAAGTCTTCCCCGAGATAATTATTCAATGCGTTGCGTAGGTTCATATATTCGTTTGCGTTCTCACCAGCCATTAGATTAATACGCTGATAATCGCTTTTATTCTGTAGGTTGGCCATATTAAAAGTCCTGTGATACTATCGACCCAAACTTAACTCCGTTTGAGTTGCACCACTTCTTATATTCTTTTTTTGTTTTCTCGAAATTAGCATACATAAGTTGGGCTAATTGTGGATTTAAGTTAGGTGGTTTTGAATATCCCTTATACACAACATACGAAACCAAGGCATCCTGGAACATCTCAGGGATATCTGGCTCTGTTGTTAAATCTGTTGCGAACTTTGTGGGTAATACTGTTCCGTGTATTTCGTAGCCACGAGCTACATCTATTGTATCCCACTCACCGTCATCATTCTTTTTATAGAGCGAGAATACTGTCTTATCTAAATCCTTATGTGTGTTATACGCATAATTATATTGAAGTGCCATTAATCCTCCTCTGTCTTAGGTGTCCCAACTAACCTGGGAATTTTATACATCGTACCATCACTGTCCGCCAAATAGACCGACTCGATATTTAAGATAGAATAAATATAATTAAAATCATCATAGTGATAATCCCTAATACCAGCTGTCGATTTACCAGCAACCTCGTCTCTTACGCCACCAGCCTTGAAGGCGAGTAATTGTAGTGCTTGGTTTAAGAATAGTCTAATCTCAGTTTCACCCATTTGTGGGTGATGTTGATTGACTAACTCTATTAATTGTTGTTGTGTCATTTTTGCTCTCCTTGTGGGATCGCGAACACCTGCATGTATTCTTGTTTTAGGAGCATTAGGGTGTCTTGTAGGTTTTTTATTTTCAAGCTATCAGCCTGTAAATCCGCACCATACTTTTGTATAATGCTTTGTGATTCAGCCGCATACAAAGACATCTCGCTTTGGTGTCGTTGTATGTCACTGGTGTTGTTTGCCATAATAGCCTGTGTTGTTTGGATAGCGTCCTGGAGTAACTTAGTGCTTGTTAACTGTGCATTCGCTTGAGCTATTGCTAAATCTTTTTGCATATCCTGAATAGCGGCTTGATTTTCAGCCTGAACACCCGTTATGAACTCCTGAAAGGATATTTGGTAGGCTGCATTCTCTTGATTGAATGAAGCTGTAGCATTCTGTATGTCACCCGAATATTGTTGTAATATATTATTTTGTTTTTGTAGTTCAACTGAGGCTAGTTCTGAGTCTTCGTCGATCGTTAGAAAATCATCAAAGACATCACCAAACGCAACACTGCATGACTGAGTGTCATACTCTGGCGGGGTACCAGTAAAGGTTGCAGATGATAAATCGACGTCACTCACGGCAACTACCGCCGTTGATGCTGGAGCAGTGTAACTGACTGTATCTAAACTCATAACACCCGGTTTTGTTGCAGGTGAGCCCATTGTGGATATGCTGTAACTCATTATCTTTTCTTGTAGTACTTTTTGAGCTGTGTAGTTAGTTACGAGATGTCTTTTCTCATAAGGGAATGTCTTGAATAATGATACGTCAAATGGGTTGTCCTCCTCATTAAAGAATGATGCATCTACGCCAACGATATACACAGAACCCACTCTTGTTTCATCTGGGTCTGGTTTAATGTAAAGCTTGTTGCCTTTTATAAAAAATATTGGACTGCCCGCAGTGGCCGCATAGATACTAGATGAATCTGATGCTCTTGCTGCATGACTTAGAGGTACTCTCGCCGCAAACACGTCATCACGACTAACCATTGTGACAGTATCCGTGTTCACTAGGTCAACCCCTGAACCCGCGTTGATAGTTGTCTCACTACTATACAGCTCTAATGTTTGGGGAAATACTATCTTTATTTTATTGATAACATCCCAGGCACCTTCAACTAACCAAGCATCTAGTACGGTATCGGTTGCGCCTGCTAGCTTCTCAACTTCTGTTTTCCATGTTGCCATGAACTCTCCTTAATATACGCCCCCCGAAGGGGGCATATTGGTTTAATTACCTGCGTTTTTTGTGTAGTACGCTGTTACTGTCTAGCTAAACTTAAGAATAGCGTGAGTTTCTGGTAAACTAATCTCAAGACCAGCTTCTGTTAGGATGATGTCTTTACGACCATCGACATTATTGTTCTGAACATTAGTGATAATATGCGTATCACGAGAGATACCATTACCAAACAATGGACGATAAGCTACATTCTTAAGGTCAATTGCAATTGCATAATCTTCCCACATTCCGCGAAGGAGTGGTTCAGCTACAAAGTGCAAGTCACCATAGATAGTATTAATCTTAGTCACATTATGACCAAAACTGCCTGGAATATTAGTAACATCATGGCGGTACTGAGAAGAA